AACATTCAAGGGACCAACTAAGAGATATAATATTAAAATCTATAACGGCAAGCAATATGTAAAATATAAAATAAAATCATTAGGATTACCTACACAAATTTGTGGAGATTTAGCGGATTTCTTTTTCAATGAAAAACTAGAAATAACAATCAGTAATAAAAGTGTAGAAAAGAAAATCAAACAGTGCTTAGAACAAAACAACTTCTTAAACAATGCGAATAAATTGATGCAATTAGTTAATGCGCTAGGAATTGGTGCTTTTGTCTCTTTTCTCGACAACGGAGTATTAAAAATTAACTACATGAAAGCACCTAATATTATTATTCTAAAAGCCAATGAAGACGAAGTTATAGATGTCTTGTTTTGGTCAAAGACAGCAGTAAAAGGTGGATATGAGTATTACTTTAATTTACACATTTTAGAAGAAGATGGATATGTAATTCGTAATGCTAAGAAACTAGAAAAAGATGGTCATACTGAAGAAATTGAAATACCAAAAGAAGTTGCCGAAATACATACATATTCATTTTTGCCACGATTTGGCATGTTATTTACTCCAGAAATAAACAACTTTGATATAAATAGCCCCTACGGGATAAGTAAATATGCAAATGCTATTGATGCAATGTTCATAACGGACAGAGCATACGACAGTATGGATAACGAGATTTACCTCGGAAAGAAAAGAGTGTATGTAGGGACTGGAGCAATAAGTTTTAATACTAACGACAATGGAGAAGCAGTACCGGCGTTTGACCCGAACGATGTTACTTTTTACGCAGTACCAGGAGAAGAAAATAAAGAACTTGTAAAAGAAAGTACAGGAGACTTGCGAATTGAAGATATTTCAGCGGCGGTTCAATATAATCTAAATATTGTAACTAGCAAAGTAGGGCTTGGACACAATTATTATAAATTCAAAGATGGGCAAGTGTATGTAAATACAGATAATGTCATTAGTTCAAATAGTGATGTATACAGAAAAATACAAAAGCAGCAAAACATTACAACAAAGGCTATTATTAACTTAATATATTCAATAGCAGAATTGATTGGAATAACGCAAAAATTTAGTGTAAGCGTATTTTACGACGACTCGATTATCGAGGATACAGATAAAACACAAAAGAAAGCACAAGCAGAATACAATTCTAAACTAATTTCTAAGGCACAGTATTTTAGAGATACTCGCAAAATGAAAGATGCAGAAGCATTGAATTTCGCAAAACAGATGAACGAAGAAATAATCGCAGAGACAATCACAGATGGATTAGAAACAGCAGGAGATGAATAATGGAAGAACAAGCCTTTGAAAAAATAATAGCCATATATTGTGAATTAGAGATAAATTTACTTAATGAGATTGTAAAGCACTTCAAAATAAACGAGGAATTTCTCAACAGTGACAACTGGAGAATGCAAAAACTAGAAGAACTGGGGCTATTAAATAGTGACATCGTGAAATATATCTCGACAACAACAGGAAAAACACCAAAAGAGATAAAAAAAGCACTTAATGAAATTGGTGTTAGTTCAGTTAATATGAACGATTTAGATAAAGCACATAAAGACGGATTTCTTAAAATAAATCCGTTTATTTTAATGCAAAAACAAACGGTTCAAAATCTAGTAAATCACTCATATAACGATTTAACTAATAGGTTTTTAGAAATTAGCGACAAAATTGAAAATGCGACAAGGGATGCCTATTTAGATGTGATGGAAAAAGTTTACTTACAGACCACAGAAGGAGTAACATACCAGGAAGCGATAAGAACAGCATTGGTTGAACTAGGAAATCAAGGAATTACTACTCTAAAATATAAAACAGTAGATGAAAATGGAAAAGTAACAGGAATACGAAACTACGATGTGGAAGGAGCAGTAAGACGAGAATTATTAACAGCATCACATAATTTAGTTAATAGTATCAATATGGAGGTAGCAGAAGAATTAGAAGCCGAGTACATTTATTTGTCAGAGCATACTAGATGTAGAGAACAACACTTTCCTTGGCAGGGTACTATTATTAAGCGAAAAGACTTGGTCAAAGTAACAAGACTTGGAGAAGTAGATGGAATGGGAGGACCAAACTGTAAGCACTATCCAACTCCATACTTTGGAACAGCAAGAGGGAGCGAACTAAAGCAAATAAGACAGGAAGAAGCGGAAGAACAGTACAAATTATCGCAGCAGCAGAGATATTTAGAACGAGGTGTCCGAAAATGGAAAAGAAAAGAAGGAATATTCAAAACAGCAGAAGACAAGGAATATTACGAAAAATGTAAAGACAAAGTGAAAGAATGGAAACTTAGAAATAAGAAATTTATAGAAGAAAACAATTTGAAGCGAACATTTTCAAGAGAAAATGTGGAGAAAATGACAAAAGTACAAAAAGATGATATAATGCTAAGCGAAAAAGAACAATATGCAATGAATAAATATATTAGCTCAGATTTCTATGTTGTAAATGAAAAACTAAGAAATGGAATAGATCTAAACGATGATGAAAAAGAAATGGTAAACGACCTAGATAAAGCATTGAACAAAATACCTAGATTTGATGGACTAGTAACGCGTTCATTAGAATTAAATGAAGAACAATTAAATGAATTTCTAAAACAACATGAAATAGGAAATATAATAGAATATCCAGCCTATACATCAACAACAACAGGAGAACGATATAATCGTATAAGCAATGTGGAATTATATATAAATTCAAAAAATGGTAGAGACATAAGAAAATACAACCCTAAGGAACAAGAGATTTTATTCAAAAGAGGTTCACTATTTAGAGTGAAAGAAGCAGAAAAAATAAAAGATACATATCATATTTTGTTGGAGGATATAAATGAAGAATAAAAAAGAGGAAAACAATCCATTTCAAAGTTACAGATGGCATGAAGATGTTGGGGCTAAAGTTGTAAGACATGAAGAAAGTTCAAAAGAAGAAAGAGAAGCAGCTAAAAAGGAATTTGACAAGATTTTGAAAGATAGAGGAATAAAATAAAAAAGCAATAGACATTCGATTGAATGTCTATTTTTATATGTCTTTTTACTTTGTTACAGACGTGAAAGAATAACAAAGGAGCGAGACTTACTCGTTACTCGAAAATAAAAATGGAGGTATTTTATCATGGAAGGACAAGAAAATCAAAACACAAATCAAGTTGTAGGAGGAACTACAACAGACAACACAGGAGCAGTTACTCAGCCTGTTGGAGGACAAGTTAAAACTGAGGTGCCAGTTACTCAGCCTGGAGGAAAAACTGAGGTAAATAATCAAGGACAAGGTTCGCAAGGACCGAGAACCTTTACACAAGAGGAAGTAAATGCAATGTTGGCTAAAGAGAGAAAAAACTTACCAACGGAAGAAGAATTAAAGACATTTAACGACTGGAAGGAAGCACAGAAAACAGAGGAACAGAAAAGACAAGAAGAATTTGCGAAGGCTCAAAAAGTACAGCAAGAAAACGAAGCAAAAGGACAAATGCTTGAGATTATGAAAAAAGGAGTAGATTTTGAGAAAGCAGAATTTATCCAATTCAAATTAAGCAAAATGGATGGGGATTTTACAGAAAATCTTGAAAACTACCTCAAAGAGCATCCAATCGTTGATACACAAAGAGAAACAAAACCAGCAACAACTGGTTTTTCTCAAAACCGTGTAACTGTTGTTACAAACCCAGATAAGGAGTATATGGACAAGAAATATGCCAACAACCCTTATTATAAAAAATAAAAAAGAAAGAAGGTAATATATTATGCCATTATATGGAGAACTTAATGTAGACACTAGATATTCAGCAAGTGTCGAACCAAATTTATATACAGATACGGTGCTAATCCCAGAAGTAACTTATACTGAGGATTATGATATTGGTCCAGCAGGACAAATCATGGTACATAAATTAGATGATGGAGAAGAAGTTAAACCAGGAAAACCAGGAAGAGATTTCAAAGATGAAACACCAAAAGATGATTTAATATCCATCGCTTTCAATAATAATTTCCAAAAGTCTGACAAAATTTATGGTGTTCAAAGTGCAGCAGTGTCATTTGCTTTAGGAGAAATAAAATTAGCAAATGCTTTGAACAAGACTAAACAAGGTAGACAATATTCTGGACTTGCTTGTATGTCAAGTGAAGGAACAGTGCTTGAAGATACTACGACAGTAGTTAAAAACAATGCAGTTAATATCTTAACGGCACTAAGAAAGCAAGTGAAAGATAACCATGGGCAAGCAAACTTCGCTATGGTGTCTACAGATATTTACTCTATTTTGTTAAATATCCTAGGTTTAGCACAAGTGATGGACCCAGCAGTTCAATCTGGACAGTTGATGAAAAGGTTTGGACTAAATATCCTTGAATGTAATTCTTTCGATAAAAAAGCAGCAACATATTACGACCATACCGGAGCAGAAAAAACAGTAGACTTGAGAGGAATTGATTTTATTGTTGGTTACAGTAAAGCAACATCAATCCTAGATAATTTTGAAACATACAGACTAATAGATAGCGAACTCTTCTCAGGAACAAAAGCACAAGTCGAATATAATACAGCATTTAGAGTAAATAGCCCTAAACAACTTATTATTAAAAAACATATTGTAACAGAGTCAACAACTCCAGAAACTCCAGTATCATAGGAGTTGATTTATTATGATAAAACTATACACCGATTACAAGTATTATAGTGAGGAATATAAAGGAACTTTAAGTGAAGACGAGTTTAATAAAGTAGTAACAAGAGCAAGTCAGGAAGTACGAAACAATATCCTAAATAGAGATATTACAGGATATGAAGATGAAGTACAATCAGCAACTTGCTCTGTTGCTGATATTTTATATAAAATCGAACAATTGGAGAGCCACAAATTAAAGTTAACAAGTAATAGTTCAAAAGATAAGATTATTACCAGTGAAAAAGTCGGAGACCTATCAAGGAACTATGCCAAAATTACTAATGTTAAAGAACTAGAGGAAGAAATTTCTAACCAAAAAAGAAAGATCCAGGAGGAAATAGAGAATTATCTATTATTCACAGGATTATTAGATAGAAGGTGTTTATTGTATGGAGGACATATTTAATAAAGATATAAGCATTATAAATAAATATTTTGATAAAACCGAAAAGAAAACAAAATACAAGGTAACACACCTAAAAGGATTTTGGAGTTCTAACAATGGAATATCAATAAATGGAACGCAGCTAACTAAATCAGATGGACTAAGCGCTAACATACTAATTCATGATAGCAGAAATGAGCCATATCAAGAACCGCTAGAATTTGAGAAGGAACAAAAAACATGGACATTAAAGCCAGATGATTATTTAGTAAAAGGTGTTATAAATGATTTTACTTCTATAGGTCAAGTATTAGAGATTTATCAAGAAATATTCAAAATAAAAAATATTGCTAAAAAAGACTATGGAAGTGAAGATATGTGGCACTTTTCCGTAACAGGAGAATGATATGAAGATTGATTATGAGATTGCTTTTAGTAGCATTCAAAAGCAACAAATAGTAGATAAATATGGATTAGAAGGCGGAAGAACACAAAAAGTAATCGATAGTTCGTTTATGAACCTTATGGAGCCATATATGCCTATGGATGATGAGGAACAAATGATAATGTCAATGTATCGTTCTACTAAAGTAGGAAGTGGAGAAATTGATATAAACACTCTTTATGCTCATTACCAGCATGAAGGAGAGAAGTATATAGATCCTAAGTACAAAATAGGAGCATTCCACGATCCAATAAGCGGAAGATTTTGGAGTAGACCAGGAG